TGATAGAATCTTTGTTGAGTTAGATGGCACGGTCTATCGATGCACAAAAAGAGTTGGTGGTGGCTTAGGAAATATCAATACATATTTCGAGCTACCAATAAATAATATTATATGTGATACACCAAAGCCGTGTACGTGTAGATTAGAGACAGTACTTTCAAAATGGAAATAGTTTTATTAAACACACCACCTAATTACGGTCAACAGATCTGGGTGGATAATATTAAACATATGCTAGACAAAGCAGGTAGGCAGTATGATCTTATTCATGTCATGGACGACGTGGTTCACGGCTCTGTTTATGATAAACTTGTTTTGTTTGATCGTTTTCGGAAAGGACAATACCTCTTTTTCGATCTGGATATTGTTATCACTGGGCCTATCGTCGATCTTTATACTACTAAATTTACTCTTCTAAACGCATGGTGGAGAGAACCATTTCACACGCCCTTGAATAGTTCTATCATGTCTTGGTGTGGAGATCATTCACACATATATAAAAAATTTAATGAAGATCCAGATTATTACATGGTTAAATACAATAAAGGAATCGATGAGTTTATTTACAATGAGATAGAATATGAAACCTACGGAAAAGTATGTGATTCATATGCGTGGGGTGGAGGTAATCTACCAATCACACTATACAATCACGCTAAGGATAAACTATGGGAACACGAGTGTACGCTGTCAGGACCGGCGATAAGTACGGCCAAGACGTCGAAGACTACATTAACTCAAAAATACCAGACGTTCACTGGATAAAAGAAGAAACAATAGGTAAACACCAGTGGAATAAACTAGTTCCGATGTCATTAGATATCGATGAACCAGTATGCGTAATTGATATTGACATGAGTTTTATCAACGACTACATGGATATAATTAACTATCCTATTGAACCAGGTGAGTTTGTTGCAATGCAATCTTGGTGGAACGAATCGCCAGTAGAAGGTTATAAATTATCTGGTGGTTTTCAAAAGTATTATCCAAAAGATTGTAAGTACATCTATGATAAATTTGTGTCGGATCCAGAACACTGGATGGAATATTACATTGAAAACGGGACCACGGTCGGTCCCGTCAATGGTGAACAATATTTTGTAGAAGACTCAGTAAAAGAAAAACTTAAACTAAAATTTTTACCAGCTAATTGGTGTACAAAATGGAGATGCTTTGCAACTACTGAAGAGTGGTTAATGCATGCTAATATTCAATATCCAGGTGAGTGGTTATTTGAAGATGGTGAATGGAATCCTGATGTTAAGATAATTCACTATCAGATGGCGACCCTGCCGCATGTAAAAGTGCGAGAAGTTCGAGGGTGGTAGTAGCCTTACGCATTGACGCTTTCCATTTACGATCTTTTGATGCTTTCACTTCTGGTAACTCAAAGATCTCTAACTTAAGTTTAAAGAAATCTTCTGGTGCATCTGAAATAGCCATGATACTAGCTAGATTGAGTGGCTTTTCTTCAACGACAGTTGGTGAGATTCCAGAGTTAATATAATCCATGATCTCTTCAGGATGTTTAGAAAACTCATTGAACAGTCTCATACTCTCTTCTTCTGCTTTATTGAACTCTGCGTATCTTGCTTCAAGTTCGTGTAAAGGAAACTGTGCTAGCACATCTTTAATAAACTTGCTTTCTGGATCATACGAATGCATCTCAATCGTATAGTTGTCCGGATCTGGACGTGAGTAATCTTTAAATACGCAACGGATCATACTAGCATCTGGGCTAGTAAATCGTGCTTCAACTAATCTTCCTTTTTTTGCCATTTCACTTCACTTTCTATGCGCCAGGAATTAAATCAAGAAAAAATGTCTTTTGTACCGATGCTGTGCCAGACGGTGAGCTGATTGATCGATACTGATTGCTTACAAAGCTTGTTGTGTTATTTGTACCAGTTTGTTTTGTATCAGAGAACGCTCCCCGATTAATACCAGTTACTGCACCCGCGCTGTCTCTAATCTCATAGTACAATCCGGATGACATTCTCCGCTGCAGGGCCGGTAATAAAACATTTTGTATTAGTCTATCAGCTGAGTCAGTACTTCTTTGAATAATGTTTCCGGTTGCCGTACCACTTCCATCTGAATCAAGTCCAAGTGGAATTGATTGATCACCACCGGGAACAATATCAGTAGTTGCACCAGGCTCAGTATCCATTCGAATTTTCAGCCACTTCTTAAAGTTGATTGTACCAGCACCGAAAGTAGTGTCTGAATAAATCGTACCTAGGTCTGCCCATGTGCCGGCACCGCCTGCGCTATCAGCAGGAGTATTGTTTGAAATTCTAAACGTGCCAACTTCATTACCGGTTCTCATGTTAGTAATGGCTTTGTTTAGAATGTAATCTTGTAGGCCTGCTTCTGTGATTGGTTCGAGCTCATCGTTTGCTGAATCATATGTTAGTAGGCCGTTAACATTTAAGTTTGCTGCAGAAATAGCGTCTGGACTAGTGCGGTTTTGCCGGAAGTTATACGTCGTATCTGTTTCAGAACCGATACCCGGATGTGATGGAAACGTTTCAATAATACCGTTGTTACTAATTCTATTTACTGTATTTGTCTGTTGCGTAGATGACGTATCTGTCGCAGTTCCAATAGCTGTATTATCAGATCCTACAAATATGTTACCTATCTTTTGTCCACTACCTCCATATATCATTCTAAACGCATATGCTTTTTGTAGTCTATAAACAAGCTGCTCCAGATCACTATCATCCATATCTCGAATGGTGTCGTTCGCAGAATCAAAAAAGACTGGTCTCACTGCCATAATTTATACTCCGGGTCCAAATATTGTTTTCAGGGTTGAGCCTGCTGAATTCTTTACTGATAGCGAGGTTGAACTAGCAAAATGCGTAGACTTAATCTGTGCAGATTGAATCTTTGCAAACGTGATAGATGAATCTGCCAAGGCCGCGTTACCCACTGCCTGGTTATTTATATTCTCACTTCTAACCGCCACAAGTCCAATCTTACTGGTTGTAACGCTACGAGCTCCTAGTTTCGCTTCGGTAACACTTGAATCAACCAAAGTAAGTGTGCCACGAGCGCCACCACCGCCACTATCAAAAGAAATTGTGGTTGTACTAGCAAAATAGTTCTTAATTACTGCTGAATCGGTTAACTCAATAAATCTATCATCAAGATTATTTATCGCAGCCACTATGCTAGTAGCGCCGTCCTTAAAGGTTAGATTAGCCCTGTTACCAATGTCAGAGTCAATAGCATTTATGGCAGCAACAAGCGTAGCCGCAGAATCACTTAGTGCGGCCATGTTACCGACATCAGCCGCTATTTCATTCGTCTTGTTAACCCAAGTTGAAATAGGATCTGATAAACTAACTACTACTTGTGACATTTTTATCCTCTAAAATCTGCTGCATCATCTTTTTCATATTAGCAACATCATTACGAAGTTCTTCAAGTTCAGCTTGCTGTTCTTTCCAAATTTTTTTTCTATTCCTAGCCTGTGCGATACCCGCGGTATCTATATTGATAATCGCTCCACTTGGTGCTCTAACTAAATTAGCGTGTCCTTGTACTTGTGGATATTTATTAGCTTTCATTATGTCACCAGCGCTATGACTCTAAGATCTCTAATAGTTGGTACCTGCGCGCTATTAGTAGATGTCATAACGATCTTAACTTGGAACTGTGTAAACTCAGATAAGTTACCTACCTGACCACCAGGTAAGAATTCGTACTCACGGAAGACATCAGGTTGTTCGTCAGCCGGGTTGTTTGTATTCTCAGCGATCTCAACGAAAGGTAGATCATCGAGTTTATCATCAGCGGTACCTGTCTTAAAGAAGACTCTGAACCCAGCGGCCGCTGGCCGGTTAGCTGTCATTAATATCTTTAGACCAACCGCTGCTTCTTCAAGAACAACCGGTATCGTAACGTGCTTAGCTGCGTGTGTTCCATCAGACTTATCTGTTTCATCAACTATTGATATTGGAACATTAAATCCATCTGTAACTGATGCGTCTTGTTTATCAATAATGTTTTCATATCCAAGCACGGTTGTTCTTTGTAGATCAATAACCGGTGAAACTTTTGTATCGTCAGTTGCTAGATCAATCTTAAGGTCGAATGAAGCACCACTTACACTGTGTACACCTACGTTCGAATCGTTTAAGATAACCGCTGGTGCTGTTAATAAGTTCGTATCATTTAGTACTATATTGGTAAACGCTGCGTCTTTGCTATATGATGGTGAAACGTTTCTGGCAGCGTCACCTGTACCAGCAAATGATCCACCACTTACTAGTTTTACTGATGCTTGTGCGGTAGTTCCCTGTGATGGCAAAAGTGTCTGCACATATGGATGGAAATCTTCGTACATGATGTTTCTTGTAACAACCATGTTTTCACCACCAACAAACAAAGAATTTGCTGCGTTTGAATCAGCGTTAAACGTAAATCCAGTATGATCAACCTTTGTAACTGTTCTTGATCCAAGTATCTTGGCTGCGTCCTGGCTATCAGCAAAGGCACTCGTTACGTCTGCATCTACCACGCCACTAATAAAGACTTTATCGTTCTTAGAAAGCCCGTGGCCATCCATAAATACTCTACACTCTTTACTAGCTGCTGTTGTTAGCATCGAGTTGAATGGTAATTTTTCTCTTATATCCGTAGCGTTTGCAAACAATGCCGTGCCAGATGTTTTGAAGTCTGCGCGATAAATTTGGAACATCATATCACGATCTTGATCAGGTGTCCATGTAGAACTATTTTGTGATAAGAACAACGAACCTAACGTAGGTTGTTTTGCCACTCTTGCTTCGGTAGATCCTATTACAAAATCATATGTCTTCGCAACATAAACTAAATAGTCTACTGACTCAGCTAGTAGAACAATCGCGTAATGTCTACCTGGTGTTAAGAAAACTGGCTCATCAAACTCAAAGTCGGTACCGTTTGATCTAATTGTGTTGATGTCTGTGCTGGTTGTAACGTTAACTTGAGAAGGTGGCAGGAATTTAAATGCACCAGGCAAGTGGAATTGATCAGGAACACCAGCGATCATCGGGCGAATCTGACACTGAACCGGAATAGCCGCGTCTTTTGTTTTAAAATAGACTCTTACTTTTGTAACAAAGATTCCATTTGGATTATCTAAATGATCCACAAGGAACGATTGAGCAAGAGGGTCTTTATCTCCAGCGTTATCTCTTTCTACCGGCGGAGATACTTCTACTGTTCGAGTTACAACACGAGTTGACCTGATTGTTTCTTGAATTGTTTGAATAATACCACTTGCGGTATAACCAGCTCTTGCGGTGCTAATAGCGTTAGCGTCATTACCGCCAGAGATGTCCATCAACTTAAATTCTTGCTGACCTGTTCTAAATTTTTGTGCGTCATTATTTGGAACAATAAATGAACCAATCAACTGGCCAGCAGAATCTGAAACAAGATTGCTTGATCCATCCGGGTGTGTAGTTCTTCCGGTGAAAACGTTCGATTGATCATCATTACGTTTACCGTATACTGTATAAGTTGACTCTTGCCTTGTTAAGCTATCAATATTTTTCTTACCAAAGTAAGGGAAATACCTTGTTCTTGGTCGCAAACCTTGGGCTCTAAAGAATACTTTCTTTGAACGCATAAACGGTATTAACTGAACGCTAACTACCCTACTACCAATAATTTGTCTTCTAAATGTAATTTTAGTTGAAGTGCCAGCCATTATAATCCTCCTGAACCAGGGCCACCGGCAGCGCCCCCGCCCATACCAGTAGAACCTTGAGGGCCTTTTTTGTTTGTAAGTTTTCCGCCATTCAATACCACAACGTTTACTGTCTTACGTATAGTACCACCATCAACCACTAGTGCTGGAATACTTCTACGTTCAATCCACGTGTCAGATGCTGGTGATAATTCTAGTGTACCCTTACCAGTTAAGACCGCGAATGGATTAATATTTTCAGTTTCTGTACAAAGATTCTGGTCAATAAAGATATGATCAGAATCAATTTCTAGAGTAACTAACTCGCCACTTTGAGGACGCCCTGAGTATCCAGTTGAAGCTCTTGGTGCTCCACGTGAAGTGGTAGAGTTATCTGAATCATAATTTAGTTTGATTTCGTTACCGATTGCCAATGGTCTTAACACACCATCAAGTGGTTCAACCGCTGCTCTATATTCTAATCTATCTTCAGCTGAGAACGTATAGTCTCGGAAATTATCAACTAAGAATCCAGCTTTTGTTCTAGCAAGTCCAGCAGAATCGAGTACAGTTAAAGATTGAGTTGCATTCTCAAGTGTATTCAGTAAAACAAGTTCTTTTAAATCAGCAATGTCATCTTCAAGATCAGCGATATCTGCCATCGTAAATCTTTTTGCTTCTATAATTGCAGACGATAAGTCTGATTCATTTAACGTAAATGGGTTTAAGAAGAAATTGTAGATCGGTAATGCACCATCAGGCAGTGGTGGAAGCTGCGGTTCAAAATCAGGCACACCTTGAATGTAGTGAAGTCCACCTTTTGGAGTAGTTGATTTTGTAGGATCGTCTGAAGTTCTAACTACCAGTCTATCGTTTCGCGGTAAATTGAAAGTTGGATTTACGTCAAATGAAACACCAGGAACTGGAAGTTGTGGTATTACAGTAGCAGTAGTACCAGATGAATCAAACGTGAATTGCATTACACCGGCTGAGTCTGATAGGATTGCAGCGTATGGCCGGAAGTCTAAAACATCTCTTAAACTTACAGTTGTACCATCATTAAGTCTGTGGCTTGGTATTCCAGTATAACCAACACTATCACCTGTAGGATAAGATGTTACGTCAAAATGCGTGCCAGTTTGCGGGCTAGTACCAGCGGTGAAGTGTTTGAATCTTACAAATAAGTTACCTGTTGGAAGTGTCTGACCAGATTTTAAGACCAATCGGCCGATACCATAGAAGTTATCTCTTTGTCCGTTATCAAAATTAAAGAATGACGTAAGATCAGATCCGGTAGAATCATTAAGTTTAATCATGTCCATCTTATAGACATCACATTTTCTTAATGAGAAGAATTTTGTACCGTTACCGTCTGAGTCTAAATCGTTTTGTAAACTTACGGTATGTTCTACTGGTGAAGACAAAGACTTAGTTAGAGCTTTAAATTGGAAGTTACCAGTTCCACCAACGCGTTTTTGTAAAGCATATACATCGTATTCTTGGCTATTATCTGCACCACTTGTGATGTTAAAAGTTGTAGTTGAAGGTAAGCTAAATACCACATCAGGATCGATCTTACCGTCGGTACGTACAGCAATCCACTGTGATGTACTTGTAAACACTCCACCTGTGCCACCATTCGCAATACCTTCGGCAGAAGCAAGAACACCTGAGCTATTTGTTGTTACTGTATATTTTTGTTGTGTAATAATACTTACACCACTATTGTACAGCAAAGTTGATGGAGCAATTCTACTTAATGGGAAGAGTAAGCTATTTCCTGAAACATCTTTAGGCGTTGACTTACCGTTTCCATCTAACACAAGATTGATTGTAGCACTATGGCCTTCACCAATTGCTTTCACATTATTAAAGCTTTTACCAGACTTCATCTGCACATCATACAGATAAGCTCTATGGTTTGCACCATCTTCTTCATAGTGTCGTATTCTAGCTGTACCAAGTGTTTGAGCTGTGGCCGCGGCACTATCAAGTTCCATATTGAATAGAAGTGATTTTGCATGAAGTTCTGGAAGATTGTAATTCGAGTCAAACAAAACATAGTTGCCGTACTGTGGAACTATCGCATCGTTAGTTAACGCTCTTGTTGTTTGAGCTTTTGGTACGGTGATCTCAGTAGCACCGGTTACGATTCTGTAACCATCAACATATGCTAGACCACCCGTAACATCGAGTGTTAGGTTAGAATCATTCAATGGTTCAAACTTAGCAGTATATTGCTCAACTATATAATCACCTGATTCTTCTTTCGTACGCCGAGCTAAGACGTTACCAATGGTATGATAGGCGTCATCATTAGTAACTTCTTTGGCCATTACACCATTTACAACCTCACCTAGGAAGACAAAGTTATCAGAAGAGCTTAAGCTTTCTTTCAATGAAAGTGTAAGTGTAATTCTAAGCCTATCAGCACCAGGTGCAGCTTCGTTTGGTGATGCACCTTGATTATCGAATAAAGCACTATTGTCGGCTGTAGATACAATGTCTTGTACGATCTTGAATCCAATTTCTTTTGTAGGTCTTGCTTCGAATTTATCTACGAATATTGATTGTGCTTTTACAAATACAAAGTGACCCTGTACAAAGAAATGGCCTTGAGTAATTGAAGCTTCTAATCCACGACCAGTTGCGTCTGAGGATGCAATGGTCATAGGATCTAGTGTGCCGGCCGAGTGTGTTAGTGTTCCACCATTTGCACAACGTACCTGGTCAGTACCGGCTGTGCCAGTTGACGTATCAATGTATTCAACGTAGATAGTATCTGGGTCTGAACCTGTAGCATCTACTGCTTTAAGAATCTTTACTTTAATTCCATCGCCGTCAGTAAATGTTTGATTAACAACTGTTGATGAATCTGATGGTAAAGCATTAGTAGCGAGTTTAATAAACTCTCTACGATTAAGAGTAATGTTACCACCATTTACCTTACCACCTTCTTTGAAGATGTTAGCGCCAAATCGTTGAATTTCAGTTTGAAGAATCGTCTGTAACTGTGTAAGTTCACGAGCTTGCAAAGCACGACCAGAGTTAAACAGTATCCGATGAAAGTTTGCGGAATCCGTAAAGTCGTCTTTATAGGTATCTTTAAAAGCGGTATCTGTTAAATTAGTTGCCATGCTCTACACCGTAAATATAACTTTAATATCTTCAGTCTGCGCCGAAGATCGAACAATTCTTGCTCTGTTTTCTAAATATAATAGGTCACCTGAGAATCTATCGATCGCTCCATAAGTTCCGTTTGCTGCTGTTGAAGGAAATCCATCGACTCCAGTAATGTTACCATTCGCTAATCGCTGATAAGAAAACTCTATCGTACCAGATCCACTTGCACTTCCTGTTATTGCTTCACCATCAATAAATCTTTGGTTAACTGTTTTTTCATTTTGGTGAATTCTAATAATCTTACTTCCATTTGAATCACCGACTTCATCGATGAACGCAGTAGCACCCGATGTTCCACCAGTAATTTTTTCATCAACAGCAAATCCAGTAGTAGATTTAGCAGCTGTCAGTTGCATGATTCTATTTACTTTTAAACCGGTTCCTGTAAATAAACTACCATCATTTGCTGAATCGCTTACTCTTAACGGATTACGTAATAATGTTATTTGTCTGAAGTCGTTTGTGATATTATGTGTACCGCCATCGTCACCAGCTGGTTTTGCGTTCAGCATAAGACTCGTTGATTTCAGATCTTTTCTAGCATCTGCGCCAAACCCTTCTCTTGGACCGATGATTGCTCTTAAGGTTGCGTTACCTGTTACAGTTGCTGAAGCAAAATCGTATCCTCTGCCCATTCCACTATCGAAAGTGCCAGTCATTTCAACTTTTACGATTGATCCACCAGATATCGTTGCAGTTGCGGTAGCTATTTCACCAGAATCAGCGTTACCAACAATAGTAATAGTAGGTGCAGAAGAATATCCATCACCACCATTTACAACCTCAATACCTACAACTTGGCCAGGAACGGCTGTGTTTTGGACATTCTTTTGTAGGATCGTAAACGCGTTTGTAGAAGCAGAATCAACAGTAATCTTTTGAGTCGGCATAAATGCTGACGTTAAGAAGTTAGTTGCGTCACCGGCTGAGATTGAATATAAGAACTTCCAACGATAACCATCTGAAGTTTTAAAAGAATGATTTGAATTTGCAGCCGCTGTTGTATAACTTGGTTTGACAGTTGAAGGATTTGGTGAACCCGTTGAGCTTTTACTTTGTTGTAGACAAAGATAAACTTCGTTGTCTTCAGTTAAAACATAATATGGATTCGCGCTAAATCCTACCTGTTGGTCGTTATAAGCGTCGTATGTTCTACCTGAAGTCCAGTTTTGACGAGTGACAACAAATGATTGCGCTGTAACTTTCTTAACCGATTCGAGATTACCTCTTGCGATTCTATCGTCAAACTGATGTCTTAACGGTGTGGCAGTTGTGTCAGAAGAATCGTACTGATCAGTCTTACCGATACCGATGTAAAACTCGTTAGCATCACCGGTGTTACTTAACTCGGTAAAAAGATCATCAGCGATCTTATGTTTAAATGCGTCTGTTACAATTGCTGTCATATTATGCCACCGTCGTTACTGATTGGTTACCAATTAAGAACCACTTAGATCCATCCCAGATACACGTTGCTCCTTCGTTTTGAGCAAGTGCGAAACTGCTACCAGCTGAGAAAGTGTCTGGGGTTATTGTTGCAACACCGGCACCTTTATTCGTAAATATTTTAAGTTCACCAGTCGTTGTACCATCATTTAGTCCTACGGCAAGTGCTGATCCCTTGTTACAAATAATAAGTGTAGCGTTATCAGACGCATCACCATTCGCTGTAATCTCAACTGCTTCATAAGCAGCCTTACTTATTTCAACTGAACCGGTACCTTTTGCGTTTAAGTTTAAGTTAAGATTTGTCGCGGTTCCCGTTGCGTTAACTTGAACAGCATTTGTAGAAGCTGAGTTTACAACTGTGATTTCATTTACAGCTGAACCAGTTGCAGTTAACTTAATTGACTCGTTGCCGTTTGCATCATTGATAGACGTTGTGATACTTGGTGTAGTTATAGCTGGACTAGTAAGTGTTTTATTTGTTAATGTTTGCGTAGCGCCGTTCAATGTTACAATACCACTCGCGTTAGGTAATTGTATATGTCGATCGGCATCTGGGTCTACAGCGGTAAGTCGTGTTTCGTTACCATCGGCCGTAACACCTTCAAACACTACTGCACTATCCTCAAAGGTGATCTGCGTAGTTAACGCACTATCTGATACACCACCAAGAATATTATATATCTCAGTGAAATTAGCATTTATCTTAGTACCGGCCGTCCGAAGAGTATCTCCGTTACCGTCATTGGCTGAAGCGCCGATACCTATAGTTTGTTTTGCCATTTTCTATTCCCGTTTTTCTTATTTATATCGCAGAATCTGATGAAATTCGTGTAAATACATCATTGTCCATTCTTTCTACAGTTAGTGCAAAGTCTGGTCTACCGGTGTTGGCACTATCATCAAACGTAAACGAATTAGGATCAAGTAGAGTTTTAACATCGTCATAGTATTTAATAAACAGATTTGCAGTAAAGTCTGAATCAGAAGGTGAAGCATCGTCGTAAAGAACAATTTGTTGCTTATTAAGATCAACTCTAAAGACAGTAGAGCCTGAATCAAATATTCTAAATGGTGCGATACCAGATGAATCCATCAGGCCAGTTGTTTCACCAAACGAAGTACCAAGCAAATTCTGTGCAGGCTCGAGTGGAGCGAACGTAATAACACCAGCATCGCCGGAATCGAGTGGATCATGAGTTGTTACGAGTATTCCTGGATCTGCGTTCCCTTGTAAAAGAACTTCACCGGCAAAATTAAATCCAGCTGGATGTACGAACCTTTTATACAGTAACTCATAGTCAGAAACAGAAATACCTGACTTGATCAGTATCGATAGAACTTGAAATATGTTATTGTCTTGAATTTTTTTAGCTGATTCAAATCCAATACGTGAAGTGCCTACGGTAAAGATGTCTCTTTTGCCGTATTGCACATCAGCTTCTTCTCCAAAGAATCCTCTAAAGAATCCTTCGGCTGAAACCTTTCCACCTTTTTGTTGATAAAAATTACCAAGTAATCTCGCCATCAATCGAGGCTTTTCAAAGAAGCTAGCCTGTGTTAGTCCAGAACCAATCTCACCAATGATCTCATCGAGAAGTTCGATGTCAACATCCGGTGCATCACGAGATGCAAACACATCTTGTATCTTTTTATGAAAATCGTGAGCACCAGTATCGCTGTCTAAGAATGTTTCGTATAAACTTAGAAGAGAAATCAGTTTAGCGTTGTCCTGAGTAAAGTACTCGGGAAGAACTGTTTCTACGTCACCGGAAAGAGGTACAGGATCTCTTCTATTTTTTTCGAATCCATTGCCCATATTTTATACTGTCAAGGTTGTATTTGTGTTTTGATTATCGATTGTGCCTAGTGCAACATTCTTAACTGGATCTAAAGATAAGATGTATTGTCTAAGTGGCTTAACTGTTTCTTGGTTAGCTGGTACCGCAGATATATCTATCGCAGCTCCAGTGATAGCTGTAAGTGTCTTGCCGAATCCGACTAATTCAATCGTACCATTTGTTTCACTATAAGTTCCAACGTTATCTATCAACACAACGCTGTTGGTATTGTCAAACACCTCGATGGTAGTGCTTTGCAATCTATTTCTTAAAATACAAGTTTGGCCATCTAACGTAAAGAACGATGAACTTATAATATGATCAGTATCGTCAGGTGAAGCAATCAGCATCGGGAAGTCAATCGTGTAATTAGCTGAAGTATTTAATGTTGGTGTAAATGATCTTTGTACTTTTACAGATATAGACGAGTTCAGTATCGCTGGTGACACAGCATCGATTGTACTTATCAATGCAGACTTTCTAAATGATTTATTGAATGTACCAAGGTTATCAGTAAAGAACTTAGCCACAGCGGTTTTTACATTTCCCTGCATCGTATCAAGTGTTGTCGATGTGAGGTCAGGATCAAAATCAAACTTAACTGAAATTTCAATTAAAGCGTTAATTGGATCAACAAACTCAGTATCTATCGACATAATAGCTAAGTTATCGGTGACATTATTTCTAATCGCGTCTTTTGTTGTCGACTGAACGTCGGCTGTTATCCCATCTTTGAAATCTATTGATAAGTAGACACTACCAATATCTTTTGGAATGTTATCTTCTCCACCCCAAGCGGCAACGGCTTCGATGACGTTTGAAAATCTTTGTTGAATAATTGCACGATAGTCTTCTGCGGTTACCAATCTTTGTTGAGACGCAAAAACAAGTGGTGCATTTAACTTAATTGATTCTAGCGATTCTTTTTCTGATCCACCCGCTGAATTTGACACAACCGTAACTGTTGGAGTAACCGTAGTGCTTCCGATCGTGAGTGTTGAATCAGCAGTAAACGCAGATATTCCATTTGCATCGGCTCCTGTTGGTGCTATGTATGTGACTACAATCTTATTTCCGGAAACTGGATTCTTACCTAGAACGTTTCCTTCACCGAAGATAAGCTCATAGAATCCGTTAGGTGTTTCACGTATAATAAAGACGGTAGATGTTGAATCAATTCTAACAGCGTTTTCAACATCTGTAAAAGTAGTGAATGTGGTAGAAGTTGTGGTATCAAACACTTGCACACTCAAAGTTCTTTTATCAACGTTTACGTCTGGTATTACGTACGTTTGACCTTCGGTAACTTCACCCACAATAAACGTTTTAGTTTTTCTTGTACCTTCTTTGATCGTAATGTTTGATAAACCATCGTCATCCTTAAACGTGAAATTACCTGATCCATCGTTCGTGGCGGTGAATGCTTCGGTTGTTTGAAATGTAAATGATGTATCACCTAAAACACCAGTAAATTCTGTATTGACTGGAAGCGTTGCACTTGTAGTTGTGGTGTCTGAAGTTGCAGCGGTGATATTTACGACTGACGATGAAGCTGTCTTAGATGCTGCATAATATCCTAACGTTTCAGCGTGTGCTACGATCGAAGATCTTAACTGGGCAGATTTAAGAAATGATTCGTTAATCGCAAAGTTAGCTGTTAATCCATTTATGTGCGTGTTAAAAGCAAGGACATCTAGAATGTTATTTAGACCTGAGGCATCGAAGTCATAGTCAGCAAATTCAGTTGATGCTTGTAGAAATGTTTTTAGGTTTGCCTTGATTGTATCAAAATCAAGATCAGATGATCTTATGACAGCCATTACCTTGCCCTCGTTAAGTCTATTAATATTTCTTGTGTTTCAGGAACGTTAATTACTTGAAATCTAATTTTTACTTTCACACGGTTACCGTCTGGATCTAAATCAGCTACGACATTACGTAAAATAGCTCTGGGTTCATGATTTGCTATAGCCTCAGCAACAGCGTCTTCAACATCTTGATTATCGTACTCGGTATGAAGATTGAACAAGAAGTCATTTAAGTTCCCGCCAAAATTAGGATCAAAAGGTTTCTCTCCAACATTAGTTAATAGTAAATTTTTCACTGCTTGTTTTACGGCCGCGGCATCATTCTTCTTAAACACGTCATTGTTCGACTTCTTCGAAAAAGTCAAATCAATATCACTATATTGCTGAAACCTACTAGTTAAAATACTAGTGGTTTGTAAGTTGCCGTCTTCTGTCGAAAATACACGTGCCATGAGTCTATTTATACCACTTTATACGGTTGTTGTAAGAACTGCGTCCATACTTGTCTCAGTATAACTTGCATCTAGTTCTGTTATAGTTAGTTCTGCGTGTCCGGTATGAGGGAAGTAGGCAGTACCGCTGCTGCCTTCATAAACGAGAACACTGTATCTTACGTAGTCTGTAGTATTAGGTGTATCAAAAAGAGTTGCATGAGAACCAGTAACGTGTGCGTTATTATGGTGCCTTATTGCAAAACT